CCTTGTCAAAATCTGGAAAGACTTCTGTTGAACGAGTCTGATCAATGCTTCGTTCATATTGCCTTCTGCATCCGGGGAGCTTTCGACAATAGCTTTGGCCTGCTCGGTGGCAAGCTTCAAGGCCGCAAGGTTGCTTTCAAAATCCTTGCCGTAGCGGTGAATGCTCGATTTACTTATGCAGAAACCTTTTTCCCGAAGTGTTTCTGACAAGGTTTCGTAACCGGAAAAATTGCCCTCAATGAGGGCTTTATCGAGCCATTCTTTTACTTCGGGCGGCAGCTGGGCCACCAGGCTTCTCTCTGGCATGGTTTACCCCTTTGCAATGCCGGCGGGCGGCTTGGCTGCGTATTCAACGATCTCGGCACCATAAGGCAGAATTTTAGCCGCCCAGGTGGCCCGGTCACGGTCGATTATTTTGATCGTTTTTTGTTCCTCAAGATAATCGAGATGATTGCGCAGCTCTGGCGGAAGCAGTATATGCCCGACGCTATGGAGCATATTCATCAGGCTGTCTTCGTTCGCTCCGACGCTACCTGTGACATACAGGGTCTGCAATATGCGACGGCGAACAGTTTGAACTTCTGCGAGTCTTATTTCATCCGACTTCAGCATCATTTCTTGACCTCTTTCGCAAGCTCGTCGAGTTTGCGGTTGATCATGGCCAGAGCTGAAAGCACCTGGTCTTCCTGGCGGCGACAATCGTCTTTTAAGACATAGCTGCGCGGCATTGCCGCCCACTCGGTTCTGCTTTCGGTTATGCTCTTTTCGATAGCATCAAGACGCCTTGAGAGAGCATCTTCATTTTTGATCTGCAGCCACCGGATGACGCCAACCAGGAAGCCCGACCAGGCAAGGCCAAGGGTTATTGTGATTGGTATGATATGTTGGATTTCCATGGTTGTTCTCCTGATTTAAAATTTGAAGCTGGTGCCGACCTGGAATTCTGGCTTCTGGCCCTTGCCGACTTTGAGATCGGCGAAGATATGCCTTGCCTTCAATCCAAGACTGACACTTTTCTGATCAGCCTGGACGGTCACTTCACCGCGCCCAGGCCCGACGTAGGGTTTACGGTTTCAACCTTTGCAAGCTTGTCAGCGGCACTCAGACCCTGTGCCATAAGTTTGGCATCGGCTTCAAGTGCTTCGGGCAGCTCCCGGCCGAACGCATCTTTGAAAGTATCTCGCATGGTTGACATAAACTCGCCATATTTATTCAGCTTGTCTATTTTGCCTGATTTTTGCAGCTGTTCAACCAGCGCCCAGATCGGAACGGAAAAATCACGAACCCAGGGTCTGGCCTTATCGACAAAAGCGACGATATCGTCATCAACGGTCGTTTTCGTTTTCGGCGCGATCGTGCGCAGAATTGCGTAGATCGACGTGAGCAGCGAAATCACAATGGCCACATTGGCCGGGGTAATGTATTCAGACATGGTTTGTCTCCTTAAAAAGTGAATTGATCAAAATCCGATGCGGCATAAAAACCAGCCGCGAGAAGCAGACAAAAAATAAGAAAGTCGCCCGTAGTCATGGTCGCCCCTGTTAAAGTTTGATGTAGTAATGGGGTTTGTCGACGAACTTTTTCCAGTTGCCGCCCCACAGGAGTCCGACTTCGGCCGCGATTTCGCCCATTTTCGCCCACAGCGATGGGTCGTTCCAGATCGGAACTTTCTTGCCGTCAATCAGGCGTTGCGGCACAGCATCGAAAGCCAGAGATGCCGGCTTGCCGTCTTCAGTATGATTATGGTCGCTGCGTCCGCCAGGCACCTTGGTCACGATTTTGCCAGGCTTGGTGCGCCCGAGCGCGTAAAGATCGTCCTGTTCGGCATCTGACCGCCAGGTCATATAAATCAGCACGTTTATGCCTTCAGCCTTGCAGCGTTTAACAAACTCAACCGCCGGTGGCTGCAGCCTTGGATGCAGGTCAGAAATTTTCCTGCTTGCCATATTGTCACCTCCTGATGATCTGAAAATAACAATATGAAAGCCTTCTGATAAAGGTGAAGCGCTTCACTACTAAGCGGGCAATAAAAAAAGCCGGCGATTAAGCCGGCTTTTTGAGTTTAGAGGGGGCTATAGTTTGGCCTGGGTCATCAGGTCGCTGAGTTTTTCGCTGAGGTAATCGAGCAGGGTTGCCAGTCTTTCGCGGTCAACGCCACTCAGGTCGGCTTCGGGCACCATAAGGTCAGAGACGGCACGCAGCGAAGTTGATACCCGCCACATTTCGTCTCGCAGTTCTCTTTTAACCATTGTTGTTGTGGTCATATCTGCCTCCTGAATTTTTCTTAAAGCGGTGATGGTGCTCATTCATTAATACCGCCGACGAATTTTGAAATGGTGGTGCGGCCACGGTTGAAGATTTTGGCGATCTGATAGCGGCTCAGGCCGTTGGCGAAGAGTTTGCGCATCTGATCAGCTTCGGTGACGGTGACCTGAGTATAGCTTCTGTTTTTGCGACGGGGAGTTGCGCCGATCACCTTTGAAGAAACCGTTTTGTTTTCGAGCAGGCTGACATGCGATTCGAGCAGCTTGATGTATTTGGCCTGCAGAGTCACCACGTCGTCCACCTTCTCATCGAGCGGCAGATTGGGTTGATGTGGCTGAGTGGAAGAGGCCGGTCGTTTTGCTTCGCCTTTAGTCCAGTAGTTCCAGAGAGCATCATCGCACTCGTTCTGGTAGCAGATGATTTTGGCCCGAAGATCATTGCGAACCTTGGCCGGGTTGATCGTGGCCAGGAAACCGGCAAGTTTTCGCACCGGTATGCAGAGTGTTTTTTGAAGTCCACCTGCTGAAGGTGTGTCGATCATCGACACACCCCAACGAGGTCGGTTAGCAGTCAGTTTTTGACGCTGTGCGCTCCACTCAAGGCCAATATTTTCTACAATGGGCCTTACTGGTGCAAGCGGTTCGCCCTGGTGATCGACTACGAAAATTGTGTCACCGTGAAAGGGAACAGGAGAAAGTGATTGTGATACTGGCATAAAATGCCTCCTAACAGTTTTGTGATGACTTTTGCCGCTAAAAGCAAAAGCCGGGAGCTCACATCCGCTGTTAGACGGCCAGGCCTATTCCCCTTGCGGGTGTTATATTAGCCTACTCCCGGCAAATTTTGCCTAAAACAAAAATACACTTCTGACGGGAGTGATGGCCGCTAACAGTTCAAGGTGATGTGAAGCACCTGAACTCTTTATAACGGTTTTCACTCCGCTTGTCAAATCACTTTTTTTCTTATAGTCAAATCATCTGTCCTTAGTTAAAGTTTTGTGTCGTTGCCTGGTGCGGGATTTGAACCCGCTCCACACGCCCGATGCCCGGGATGCTTGCGTGTGGTTTTCCTTCCAGGCATTTATCGATTGCCGGGGTAAAGAAACTGCATAACGCTGACCAGCTGGCCGGAAATGTTTACATACATGGTTTCGAGCTGGCGCTGCAGTTCGGCGTTGATTTCGTTCTTTGCGGTGGCCAGTTCAGTCTGCATTTGAATGCGGGTTTCTTCGCCTTCTTTATCAACTGCAGAACTGATCGGATTACTACAGCCAGAAGCCGCGACCAGGCACACAATTAAAAGCAGTTTTTTCATTGTTCCTTTTTCTCCTTCTTTCTGGCAATCAGCATGCGTTCACAAGCCTTGCAATTATCCGGGTCACCGATTTCATCACGATTAACGCAAAACCCAAGGTAAAGCCATTTTCGGCAAAGCGAACGGCCCTGAATAAAGAAATGCGCCTTTCTAGCATTATCGAGATAAGCCCATCCGCCCTTTTTCATTAGTTTCTCCCTGTAGCCACATATCCGTCTAAATAAGAAATCCCGATAAAAGCCACAAATTGTGATTTAATCGCGGTCAGCAAATGGCTCGTTTTAATGGGTTCTTTTTTGTCGCCAGTTGCAGGATCATATGGAATTGCAAATATCTCGACGATGCCATTTTCAACGGCAAATACTGCAACAAAGTCATTCACCATATCACCGCTGGCTGGAAAATCCAGGGCCATAAATACTGATTTTGCCTGTTTGGCAAGCTTTGAAGCGAAAATGCTGTAGCACTGCCTGACGTCACCAAGAGCCAGAGCATTTACTTCAACTGATTCATCCGCCATTTCGACAAACATTTGGTATGGATAGTGGCCATAACAGCCGCTGCTTTCAACAAAGTCTATGGTTACAAATTCCTCTGCGAATTTTTGCGCATTCATACTGGGTTCTCCTTATAGTCAAATCATTTGTCTTCGTTAACCGAGAACTGCTGTTCCGAGTTCTTCGAGGTCATTTTTGGCGGCGTAGTCATCAAGGTATTGTTGAGCGCTGTTTTCAATAAGCCATGGCCTGGAAAGCGGGCGGAAGATTCGGCGTTTTCCGGCAATTTTTGCATATACTCTGAATTGACCGTCTTTTCCACGATCCACATACAGAGTTTCACGGAAACCATTCTGCATCAGTCTTTTTGCCTTATACTTTTTCATGTTTTCCCTTTCTTAAGCGCAGCTGAAAGTGATTGATGACCAGGAGCCAGACGGTGGCGTGGAGAGGTTCGGGGGAGTCACGGTTTCGGGCCAGATAGCCCTCTACGGCTTCGACCGCTTCTGATGGGGTCGGGGCATTTTCCACCAGGTCACGGACAGCTTCAATTTCCATGAGGTGTTGCATTAGGCCTGCCTCCGCATAGGTGGCGCTCAAGTTGTTTTACCTGGGCAGCGTCGGCAATCGCCTGGTCGATCAACATCTGAAAATCGAGGCAATTCACCAGGGGATGGCCCAGCGGGTCACGGAAATCATACTTTTCGAATCTTGCAATCAATTCTTCTCGGTTCAATCGCCACTCTCCTGTAATTTGTTCAAAGCCTTCCAGGCTTTTTCGATTTCTTCATGGCTACCTCTCAGCGTTGCCGACAAATACTCATTAACCACGAGAAACACCATGTAACGTCTTTCTTCAGAAGGTTTTTCAATTTCGACAGACATGTTTTATTCCCCGGGGTCAAACAGATCGAGCTGGGTCGGCTTTTCGATACCGTCATAGACAGCATGAATAATCTGATACAATCGGCGCTGCGTGATGTTGTATCTGGCGCAAACCTCGCGCATTTTCAGATGCGACAACAGGGCGACCATTTCACGGTCTCGTTTGGTGAACTCGACGTAAGTGCCCTTCGGTATGTAAATATTCTCGCCACCGAAGGTTTGCATCAGAGTCTTGGCAGCATTAATCGCGAAGGCTGCGGCCCGGTCGGCGGCAATGCCGTCGGCTTCAAGCTGGGTGCCAATGCTTTCAGCGATGATCAACAGTATTTCTGGCAATTCAACTACCGGTTTACCCATGATGCAAAACTCCTTTCACTGTCAGGCCACGCGGCCGTTGCGCTTTGCGTCATACATCAGCGCCGAGATGACCTTTCCCAGTTGTGCCGGCTCGCAAAATGTGAGCGAATCTACTTTGCAAATGCGTTTTGCCAAGGCATCCGCATAACCCCAGGGGCGTTTCGCGTCTGCCAGAAGCGCCTCAATCTTTCTCAGCATCCGACTGCGATCTGGCACATTCATGTTTTTCGGTCGGCCCTGGCGGTAATCTTTCCGACCCCAGCCACGTCCACGAAAAAAGGCTAACAGTTTGCGTCGATTGGGCTGGTCTAGATCGGCCGATGATTCGACACCGCAACACTGCTTGAGAATGTCGCGATACATATCATCATCTAGACCGAGATCTTTTTTAGCCAGGTGAATCATGGCCAGGTCTTTTCGCCTTTGTTCCGGGCTGTCATTGTTTGTCATCCGGGCCCTCCTTTTTTGCTGGTGGCAACAGTTGCGGTTTCTCGGAAACTCCTGAATGAGCCGGGCGGTCGGGCGCATAAGTCTTTGGTAACTTGCCCTTGCGTTGCAACTCGGCGCAGAAAGCACAGACGGTCGCTTCCTTCGCCACGGGCTTTTTCCGGCAGATCGCACAGAGATGCCAGCCCTCGCTCTTGAGGTGCTTCCACCAGCCGAGTTGTTTGGCTCGAAGTCTTTCGATTATGTCTTTTACGCTTTCTGCCATGGTTTCTCCTGAACGCTTCATCTGGCTGCTCATCAGGCCGGAACCGCCACGTTCCGGCGACAGGGCCGAAGCCCTGTTTCGCTATGCTACTGCCTCCAGTTTCACTTCGTATGGCTCAATCGAGAGTTCTTCTTTTTCACTGACGATGGCGATGCCCTTGATTGTGGCTACTGCCGCTGGTTCGGTAAGAATGAGGTCTTTGCTGATTTCTTCCTTGACGCGAATGAATCGCGACAGGCCTTTCTTTTTCAAGAGGGCGATGACATCATCGGGCTTGGTAATTCGGCACGAAGGCGGGCACTTGCGCCATGAAAGAGTGCCAGAAGGCAAGGTGACGGTTTTGGTTTTGCCGCCGTCGGTCAACTCGTCACGATAAACTTCGCAATAAGCCTCGACGCCGCCGATGATAGCCTTAATTTTCTGGTTGCATGGTTCGGCATCTTCCTCGTAGCGCTTCTTCAGCTTGGTAATTGCCTCGTTCATTTCGTTTTCGATCTTACTGCGCAGGCGTTCCTGGCGGCCAAGTTCGGCGATCTGATCAACGAGCTCCTGACGGGTTCTGGGTATCTCACGGTTTACTTCAATTTTGGTTCTGGCCATTTGCTTGTGTCTCCTTTCAATTTCCTGCCCGGTAAGGCAGTCGCAACATTTCCATATCCAGTGGCGCATTTCGCCCCTGGCGAGTAAAACCCTGGCGTGCAATCTTTTAAGCAGGCAGATTGCTGGCTCAATTCTGCGCCGCCAGGGCAGACAACCGATTAGTGGAGGCATTGTTCTTTCCATGCCTGGAAGGCACGCAGGAACTCGCCGAAACTTCTTTCGGAAAGCTCAGCCAGCAGCGCCATTTCCTGAACGGTCGTGAATCGACCGCACATAGCTTCGGCAACGGCACAAGCGTCTTCAGAAGCCTGCTGCAGATAACCGGCCACGATTTCAAGCGAAAGGTCGGGGGCGTTTTCTTCTTTGAGGTTTTCAAACTGATACAGGTTGCCCATCATTCTGGTTCTGATCTCGGCCGTCAGACTCTGCAGCCTGGTAATTCTTGCAATAGTGTTCATGGTTTGCGTTCCTTTCTGATTTTTTGCAGCCGGCGCACATGGTTGAGAGCTTGCCTGGCAATCAAATGACGGCAGGAAGTCGTGAAGCTCAATCGGTATTCATAGGCATGTTTGCAGACCTCGCCGCATACTTCCCGGCAGTCAAAACAGCAGGAAGTTTTGCACCCGACGTGATCAGTAGCCTGGCATTCAAGTCGCCGAAGTTTCTTATTGAGGTATTTTTTGACTGATCTGAATTTCATGGCTACCTTTCCCTGGCGAACAAGCCCGGTGTTTGCCCACAGAAAGGGCAGTGGTTGATCAATATGCCGTTGTCGCCGCGTGCCTGTTTGTATTTGACCCCATAAAGCACGGAAGTGAGTTTGCCGTGCATGTTGAGCCTATAAACAGGAACCAGGCCCTTACCAGAGAACCCAACGCACTCGACGCGATCTGCCAGCCAGGTGCACATTTTTTCTGAATTGCATTTCTCAAATACCGGTTCTTTACTGTTCATACGCCCCATACCTCCTGATTAGTGTTGTTGTCGTAGATAGCAGTGCGCTTTTTGTTAATAACCGGCGGCTTGGGGCCGGTATCACGAACCAGAACGAATATGCGCAGCTCAGCTGATAGGGGCCTCAGATAGTCGCAGGCTTGAAGAGTCTTTATGACCTGCTGGCAATAATTTTTGGAAGATCTTGTTATGGCAATCAGTTCTTTGTCTGAAAATTGTTTCATGCAGCGCATCGTCTGCCAGATTCTGGCCATGACATTCGGATTGGGGCCGCTAACGTAGGGCTTATTGAAATATTCCAGCAGTAAAGCCTTGACGCTGTCGGTATCTTTGGGCTCGCGCTTCTTTTTAAGCCACGAGAGCAGAGTCGTGAAAGGTAGGTCGAGCTCTTTACTCAGTTTTCTCGAATTCTGCCCAAAGCGGTTATAGGCCATGATAAGCAGCTCATACCAGCTTTGATCTGCAAAATTATTTGATTTGTTTGCCTCTTGCATGATCAGTAACCTCCGCGTTTTTTTGCCTTCGGTGATTCGGACAGGAAAAAGCTTGCATTTCCCCATTCTTCAAGGCCGATTTCAGCAATGCCGAGTGTCTGGGCTCTGCGCTCGATAGCATCAAGGCCGATCACGATCAGCCTGATGACTCCTTTTGATGCATCGAACAGCTTGCGCAGCAACTCGACTTTGATCGTAACTTCGCACAACTCCCCGCTGAGCAGTTGAGTGTCTTCGAAGTCGGCAGGCTTGAATTCAACCCACTGGGCAATACGGTTGACGAACTGGTCACGCAGTTGCACTTTTTGCTGCACGCCGTCCATGCCAACAAGCACGATCGGAACCGAAGACAGATCGTGGATATCTCTGAGGGTTTCGGTCATCTTTTTGTCTTCGACGATGTAGTCGAATTCATCGATGAATAAGGGTCGGCCTGTGACCCTTAGAATATCGACGATCTGCGAAACCATTGGCGCAGCACGCAATTTGGTCGGCGCCACGTCTAGTTCGCGAAGAATTGTCTGGAGCATCGAGCCGGGTGTCCAGGTGGCCAATGCCCGAATATAGACCCCATTGCATCGGTTAATAAACCAGGCGGTTGCGGTGGTTTTTCCCAGGCCCGACTTGCCAAAGATCAGACCGATGCCTGGTGTGCCCGGCGTTCTGGTCAGAAGCGCTTCGCTGGCCTCTAATAGATTTCCAATGTTTTTCACTGGTGCGACGATTGACTTCATGTTAAACTCCCTTATGATTTAATTTCTTGGGCCGGCCTCACCGCCGGTCTTTTCTTTTGAGGTGATAAATGTCTGAAAATGTTTCCGAAGCTCTAAATAGGTTGACCCTACCCGCCTACGAATTCAGCTGCGATAAAGCCGGTCTTCTGGAAAAGTTTTCCGCGATTCTTGATGCCCACAGGCATCTCAACTGCCCGATGATTGTTTTCAAGGTTTTTCATCAGGCTGAAGACAATCGGCATATTTGCAATGAATACAGGTTTCATGGTTCAACCTTCACGGCCAGACTTGTATGGAGCAAGGAAACAAGCGGCTATAGCGAGAAAGAGGTAGATGATTATCTTGCGGCTAAGGCCTTTGTCTGCAACCTGGACTTTGATACCGCCAGTTTCCCCGTTCCAGGGCTTGTCGCTGCTCTTATCGAATAAAGGTGCGCTATAAATGATTGCGTATATATCGCCATTGCGGACGATGACCCTTTCGACGTTCCTGTCGTTCTTCCAGATTTCGTCAAGTTTTGACGGGTTGATCTGGTGGCGGCAACGACTGGGATTTCCAACCCCACCGCTTGTTTGCATGTGAATCCGTTTGCCGTTGCGATCATAAGAGGCCATAAAACCGGTTTTATAACGGACGGTCACCGCGATTTTTTCTGCAATACTCTCTGGTCTGGTTCGTGCTGACAGCATATAAAACTCCTTTATTTTGCGTTGCTGGCTTGCCGGTTTTCTTCGGCGAGCCGCTTAAGGTGTTCGTGGGTGCGGCCTTCCGGGGTTTGTTC